ATTAAGTATCCAAGAGTCCACAAGTTTAATAACTGCAGCAAACGAGGCTATCCAAAATCCGAATAGGGTCGGAAATGGCTTAAAGGCCTTGACAGTCAATTTGGCAGGCCTAAAAACATCGGCCGATACAGGAAATATCTCGCTGAATAAAACTGGTATAGCTTTGAAGACAATAGCAGGAATTGATATATTTACTGATAAATCTCAAACTACAGTAAAAAGTATGACAACATTATTAGATGAGGTTAATGCGAAATGGGGAGATTTGACAGATAAAGAGCAAAAAGGTTTATCAAATGCAATTGCAGGAAAGCAGCAGAGTGCCGTATTTAACTCTTTAATGAAGAATTATGATACATATAAGAAAATGATGGGTGAGTATAGTAAGGGTGATCAATTTAATTCAGCTATAAAAGAAAACGAAAAATACATAAACTCAATACAAGGTAAAATGGCATCGCTTAAAGCTACATGGACTGGTATAGCTAGTACTATTTTTAATTCTAATATGATTAAAGGTGGAGTATCTGCTTTAGATGGATTTTCACAAGGAATAGATGTTGTAATAAGAACTATAGATAAACTCAATCTTGGAATATATGCAACCATAGCTAGTATAGCTTTACTGAAAACAGCATTTAGTTCATTTAGATACGCTGAATCATTTAGCGCAGGAATATCGCTTATAGGAATGAAGTTAGCTAGCATACCTGGAAGAATAGCTAATAAGGTTAAAGGTTTACCTGTCGCATTGTCTGCATTTACAGGATTAAACGTAACTATGTTAGGATTAGCAGGTACTGTTGGAGCAGTTGCATTAGCTTTTGGTGGTATAGCATTAGCTATAAAAGCAGTCAACGAAAATAACACTAGGGCAACTAGAAAATGGGATGAATTAAATACTAGCGTAAAAGAACATAAAAAGGCTCTATCAGATGCAAATAAACAAGAAGATGGATTAGCAAGTAAATTTAAAAAATATGAAAAGCTATCAAAGGTAACGAATAAAACAAATGAGCAACAAAAAGAATATAATAAAACATTACAAGAGTTGGCTAAAATAGATCCTGATTTAGTTGTTTATGACGACAAAGGAAATCCCATAAAGGCAAGATCAGGAGAAGTAAAAGATCTCATTAGAGAATATCAAAAGGCTCAACGTGAACAACAAAAACTATTAAATAGGGATTTGAAAGATAAAGCAGATACCTCGATTGATAAGTATAAAGAACAATCTGGTGATAGAGATAAAAAACTTCGTGAGTTAGATGAATTAAATAGAAAGTTATTGCAAAACGAAAATAAAGCAACTGGTCAATGGCAATCAAAATTAAGCGGTGATTGGCTAACTAAAATGTTAGCAGGAAATACTGATTCTATAAAGTTTACTCAAAAATATTTTAAAAATTTAGAAGAATATAAAAAGAAAGAACAAGAAGTATTAGATAAAATAACTCAACAAAGAAAAAATGTAAGTAAAGACCAATCGGATTGGTTAGGTAATTTATTTAATACAAATGAAAATTTAGAAGGCGCAGGTAAAAATAGACAGAAAGCCTTAGAAAATGCTTTGAAATTAGATTTTTCACAATTTGACAAAGAAGGCATGGAAAGTCTAGGGAATAAATTAAATGAATGGTTTTCTACTACTGATTATAAAAATACTGGTAAATTTAATAAGCAAATAAAAGAAGTGAATGACCTAAATCAAGCATGGAAAGATGGAGATATAACAAGTAAGGCATACAAAAATAGTGTTGACGATATCGCTGCAACTTTATCTAAATTAACAGGTGGTCAAGTAACCACAGAAGAATTTGCAAAAATGTTAAAATTACCTGAATTCGATGTTGAATCAGCTAATAAAACTTTCTCCGATGTAGAAGAGGCGCAGAATACATTAAAGGCTAAAATAGCTGATATGGGAGTTGTAGAAACACCTAAACAAAGATTAGAGTTGGCTTATGATGTAATTCAAGATGAAAAAGTTCCTGAAGAAATAAAGAATAAAGTAGCGGAATTTGCATCAGATGGAGAAATTTCAGACCAAGAATTAAAATTACTATTAAATTTAATTGCTGAAATAAATGATGATGATTTAGAAAATACTGTAAATGGAAAAATAGATAAGTTGTCAGAAGAAAAACAAGTCACTCAAAAAATAGCTATAAAATATGCAATGCAAGTCGACAGTGCTAGTGACTACAACCAGTATCTTGAAGAGTTACTTGGAGATGCAAATTTAGCTATGGATATCCAAGTACATATGGATACTAATGATTTAGATTTGCTTAAGGAAGATTTGAAAGGTATACCTCCTGAAAAACAAGTTGGCATTGTAGTGTCAGCTGTAAATAGTGGCAAGTATACACCTGAACAGTTGCAGAGTTTTATACAATTATTACCTGAGCAAAAACAAATAGATATAATCAGTGCCGTTAAACAATCAGGTAAATATACCCCAGAACAGTTAAAAGAATTAATAAATGGACTACCTGACAACGTAAAAAAACAAATAACCGTATCAACGCCTGGGGCAGACGAATCAAATAACAAACTTAATGAAGTTAATAAAAATTCTGGAAATAATAATAAGGAAACAAGAACTTCTGCCCCAGGAGCATCGTCCACTATCGCTCAATTAAAAGAAACAGATAGGAATTCAGGAGACAAGAATAAAGAAATTGATACTTCAGCACCAGGGGCTTCATCTACAGCAAATATATTACATGATATAAATTCAAATTCATATAATCGTACATTTACGGTGACTACGATTTTTAAGACCATCGGGAAAAAAGTTACAGATTTCTTTGGAAGTGGATATCAACCTCCAGTAATAAAAAATGCAGGTGGATTCTCCAACATATCCGACACACCACAAGAAGCACCATCAGCAATGTCATCAGGATTCTCAGGTATATCATCTAGTCCAACTGCTAGTGCATCAGCACCTGTACCAACAAGCTCACCTAGTGTTCCCACTGGTCAAGTATCTGCTAAATCAACAGGTTCATTCGGAAGTGTATTGACTTCATCAACTTTAGCAACTAAAATAAGTACTTCATATAAAAACGTTTGGAATACTTTAAAATACGGAATCAACTTATTTCAAGAATTAGAAAATAGAATTTCTAGAACTCAAAATCAACTTGATTTATTGGGTGTGAAGATGGAAAAAGCAACCGAAACAATATTCGGCGTATGTTAAGTGATTAGCATAGGACACAGATTTAATTGCAGGTAATCCCTAAAGCTCTACACCACAATATACCCGAAAGGAGTATATGAAGGTACGAAAGTAGAAAAAACGTAGAGATGAATATATGGTTAAATCCTAAGTATTCATAAACAATGGGTGTTCATGCAGGTAAAATTCTAAGTTTTATTTAAAATGTTATTAACAAATAAATCTCAATTAATATAAAATTAATAAAATAAAAAAAAAGGGGGGGTGATATTACGGTGTGTACTACTAAATGGGACAAAGATTCAATAATTAATAAAATAGAAGAAGTTGGATATGTTTTTATAGAGTTTGTAAATTTTAAAAAAGTTTCATCAAGAATAAAAGTATGGTGTGGAAATCCTGAACATGACGCATACGAGGTGTGTTTTAATAATTTTAATTCAGGTAATAGATGTTCAAAATGCAGTAAAGAAAATGTTGCCGAGAAATTTAAATTCCATTACGAAGATGTACAAAAATATATTGAATCTTTCGGGTATGAGTTGTTATCAAATGAATATAAAAATAATAGGGTTAAATTAGATATGAAATGTCCCGAAGGTCATATATTTAAAATGAGGTTTAGCGATTTTAAAAATAATAATAGAAGATGTCCAATATGCTCTGGGGTTAAAAAGTATGAATTTGAAGAAGTTAATGAATACGTAGAATCTTTTGGTTATAAATTATTATCAACTGAATATGTGAATGCAAAAGAACAAATAATTGTCACTTGCCCTAATGAAAAACATGATTCGTATGGTGTTACATTTGATGCTTTTAAAAACAACAAAAGCAGGTGTATGGAATGTGCTATAGAAAACAGATCTGGAGAAAAGAATCATAATTATAACCCTAATAAAACAGATGAAGAAAGGAATAATAGTAGAAGTAATTCTAAATACAGACAATTTGTAAAAGATGTTTTAAAATTAAGTGATTACACTTGTCAAGTTACATCTGTAAGAGGAGGTAAGTTAGTGGTTCATCACTTAAATGGGTATAATTGGCACATAAATGGTAGAATGGATGTAAACAACGTTGTTGTAATATCACAAAAAATACATATGAAATTCCATGCCATATACGGTTACGGTTATAATACGAAAGAACAATGGGAAGAATTTGTTAAAATGCAAGAATTAATAAAATAAGAATGAACTTCAACGACTAGAGTTGAAATACTCGTAGGAAATAAGTGATTGATTTCCGAAAAGGTCTGCCCCTTCTATAAGGGTGAAGAAATAGTCTATCCACGTCCAGAAACGGAGTGCTTAGAATTAACTAAGGTTTACAAAGTAGCGTTTGTAAATAAATATAAGAGGCACTAAGAAAATCTCATATCTTCAAACTCAAAATAAGTTGTATGCTGAACAAGCAAAACTTCAAAAGGCATTATTTAATTCTTTAAATAAAGAGAAAAGCGCAGTAGGTAAAAAATTAAAAGGTTTAGGATTCTCAATTAATAAGCAAGGTAACTTAACTTCTTATGAAGAGAAGTTATTAAAACTTGAACAAGCAGCAGAAAAAGCAGAAAAGAATTCAAGTGGATATAAAGGTAAATCTGATAAAAAGAAAAACTCATTAGAGAAATCAGCAGATAAGTCCAAACAAAAAGTAGAAGATGCTAAGAAATTAACTGAAGAATATCTAAAATTACAATATACAGATTTGCCAAACGCCGAAAAAGAATGGTATGACTTACAAAATGCTATAAAAGAAAACAACAACACTATTGAGCAAATGAAGTTTGAAGACAAAATATATAAAGAGAAAAATGCAATAGATGAACTTAATAATTCTCTTAAACAATATCAAACTTATGCAGATAGGGTGTCAACAAAGGCAGAGAGATATAATGGTAAAAAGAAAATTAAATATATGCAAGAAGAAAGCACATATTTAAAAAAACAAATATCATTATATAATCAGTTATACAAACAGCAAGGAAATCAAAGAGTAGATTATAGAAATAAACTAAAAGGATACGGTGTTAAGTTTGATTCTAAAACAAGTCAAATAACAAACTATGATGATATTCTTAATAAATATCAAAATAGTGCTAGTTTAGACAAAATCAAGACTTGGATGGAAGAGTATGTTAAATTAACGGAAGAACAAAGAGAAGTAACTAACTCCATTGAAGAAACGACTAATTCATTACAGGATTTAAATAATGAAATTAATAAACTTAAATTAGAAGAAAAGTTATTTCCATTTAATACAGCAGTTGATACATCGAACTCTAAGATTAAAAAATTGCAAAATAATCTTGATATTATAAGTATAAAAATGGAACACGCTTATGGTAATGATAAATTGAATTTGATAAAAGAACAAATTACATTATATGATAAATTAAATAAAGAACAAGAAATTTCATTAGACAACATGAAAAAACAAGAAGAATTGCTTAAAAAAGAATTAGAAAATAATGGATTTAAATTTGATTCTAGTGGCGATATAACTAACATGAAAGACGCTTTATCTAAAATAGAAAACTCTGGCGCATATGAATATCTTAAAGAAGTATTAGACCAATGGAAGGATTTACATGAAAATGAGATTCCTGACACTAATGAAACAATTGAAGATTTCCAAAACTCTATAAAAGATGCTTATGAAAATCAATTAGAAGTAACAAAAGACATCGAAGGTAAAATTTCTGATATGATCAAAAAGCAAATAGAAGATCGTAAGGAAGCCATAGAAAAGGAAACTGACACAATTAAGAAAGAGTTAGAAAAACGTAAAAAAGCACATCAAGATGAACGTAAAGAGGCTGAATATAAAAATGAATACGATGAAAAGAATTCAGAAGTAGAGAAGTTAGAAAAAGATTTATTAAACGCACAAAAAGACACAACACTAGGTAATAAAAAGAGAATCTCTGAATTAGAAAAACAATTAGCAGACGCACAAAAAGACTTACAAAAACTTGTTGATGATAAATTAAATTCTGATATAGAAGATGCTTTTGATGATGCAATTGAAGGTGTTGAAGATAAAAACGACCAAAAGATTGAAGACTTAGAAAAAGAGTGGACTGACAGTAAAATAGCCGAAGCAATTAAAAACGCACTGGATACAGGATTATTTACCGATTTAGATGGCAATATTACTAATTTACAAGATGCTATGTTAGATTTTGCTGAATCATCAGGTGAGGCATTGGGCGTTATGGGTGATGTAATCAAGAATGAGTTGATTGCAAATTTAAATGTAGCATTAGACACTCTTAAAAATTATGCAGACATTTCAGATAAACTAGGATTAAATAATGTAAACACAAATTTACCTACTACTAATGGAAATAGTAAATCGGTAAGCACAGGAGATATAAATATAAATATAACTACTCAACCCGGTGATAATGAAGTAGATATCGCAAATGAAGTTGAAAAGGCATTAAACAAAGCACTAAACGGAGCAGTACAAGGATTATAAAATAGAGGGGTCAATTCCCCTCGAAAGGAGGTAAATAATGATAGTTTCAGATGAATTTACATTAAACGGAATAAAAGGATCAGATGAGGATATGTATCTAGTCACATTTGACAATGATATATTGACTAGTAGAGGAATTCCATTCCAAAGAGATGTTTCTTCAGATGGATATTCACAATTAAATCCATTATTCAAAGATGAAGATGTTGTACCTGATGACGTAGTATTGAACTTCATGTATGCGATAGACGATATGGCTCAACAATGGACAGAAGATAAAATAATACAAACTAAAAAGTGGATGATAACTGATGATTTTATTCCATTTGTAACACAAGATAATCCTGATTATATATATTATTTAAAATGTAAGAAACTAGAAAGCAAAATGACACAAAGAGGTTTAGGTGTACTTGAAGGTACATTTATTCCAATTTCACATTTTGCATATAAGAAAACATATCATAAAATAACTGTAACTGAACCAACAAATATACTACTAACTAATCCAAGTGACATTGAATATAAACCAGTGATTAAAATTAAAAATTTAGGTAATGTTTCTACAATTAATAAAATAGGTGACTTTGAAATAACAGGATTAGAAACTAATGAAATTGTCACAATAGATAACTTAATTTTAACAGTTGAAAGTTCACTTGAACAAAATAGATTCTCTAAATGTAATAGAAAATGGCTAAAATTACTTCCTGGTGAAAATCAATTAACTGTTAGTGGTAATTGTGAAATTGAAATATTGTGTGAATTCCCAATAGTACTGTAGGTGATGATATGGGAGTTATAATAAATGAAATAAAAGATAGTTATAGAATATTATTACACAAAGTTAATGAAGAACCTATATGTGAATTACTTTTTTCTACATTAGATTCTATTAAGAGTTCAATGAATGAAGTTGGTCAGATACAATTGACAGTCAATAAATATTATATAAATCAAATAGGCAAGACTAAGAAAAAATATCCGTATTATGATGATATAAAAAATGAAAGAATGATAAGTCTAGATGGTGCATTTTATGTAATCAAAGATATAAAAGAAGATACTAAAAATGACACAAAAATAATCACTGCATATTCAAAAGAAAAGAAGTTAGAGAAAATATCTATTTCAATTGAGGATTTAGGATTTTATCTTCAAGATTCTGATGAGGCAAATAACATATATTCACTCGAGGATTACATGTACGATGAGACAGGTTGGAGATTTGGACATATAGATGACGTTGTAAAGTATAATGAGTTTTCAGAACATCTTTTAATAGATGAAATATCTTATGATGAAAATGTTGGAAGTTTATCAGTGGATGGTTCTTATGATTCGACAGAAGGTGATTTACAATTAAATGTTCAAAACAAAACTCCAAAAATGAGATGGCAAGAGAGTGTAAATACTTCATGGTTAGATTATTTAAATAAAACTATATCTACTCAATTTGATTGTTATGTGCATTTTGATAATAAAAATCAATTAGTGAATTTATATGATATGAGTTCGTTTGGTGAAAATTTAAATTTAGCATTATCTTATGATAACTATATTAAATCATTAGAAAAAACAAGTTCATCATCTGATTTAGTTACTAAATTAGTGCTAATAGGAAATGAAGAAGAATGTGTGATTGAAGATTATACTGTAACAGGAACAAATTATATTGAAAACTATTCTTACTATATGAATAATGATGAAATGTCACGAGAATTAATAAACGCATTGAATAAATATAATGAGATGACAGCACAAAGAAGTATTACTTGGAAAACATTAAGAGAAAATAAAATACAACTTGAAACTGATTTGACAAATAAAAAATATGAAGAGTCTAATAAATTTGCAATGATAAAAGTACTTAAAGAAAATTATAGTTTTTATATTAGTAAAGTAGGTACAGATGAAGACGTAACTGGAAATTATACTCAATTGGCAGCAGCGGAAGCAGATAAAATACAATCATATGAAAATGAAAGTAAAGATTTGTATACTGCTATTCAAGATTTAGAGTTACAAATAGACTTAACTGAAAAGTCTATTGCTGATATAAATATATTATGCCAAAAGAAAACTGCAACTGATGAAAATGGAAATGTAATATTTGGTACGGATGATAAATTATTAAATGAACTAAAGAAATTTATATCTTCAGAGACATTTAGCGATGACTCTTATTATGATGCAGAAGAAATGATAATGTCAGGAGAAAAGAAATTAGATATATTATCTAAACCTACTCGTGCATGGGATATTGATGTAGAAGACTTTACTAGACGATTAGTTAGTAATAATTTTAGAAAGCAATGGAAAGGCGTTTTAGGGTTAGGTGATGTTATATATTTATTAAATAAAGATGGAAGTGAAGAATTTATTTATTTTGTTGGATATGAAAAAGATTATAAATCTAAATCATTAAGTTTAACTTTGTCTGATAAAAAAGAATCAGAAGAAGTAGTTAGATATATAAACGATTGGTTAAAAACTGTTAAAGCAAATGATAGATTATTAAATAGAAATAGAAGAATTTTTAATACTGTTAAAGGAAATAGAATTAATATAACAAAAAGTGAGGTGAAATAATGGCATTTTTAGATAACAACCCGACTTTCACATATGTCAAATGTTCGAATTTATCGATAATATATAATAATATGTCATATGAAATACAAAATACTTATACTAATTGTAAATATTTATATTGGGATTTAAAAACTCCTAATATATTAATAGAGACTAACATTAGACCAACTGAAAGTTCAAATGTATTTTTAGTTTGCATAAATAATAAGGGTATACACACTGAAGTACCTCAGGATAAATTAGTTTATAATTTCGGAGTATATTCTCCAGGAGATATTTCACAAGGTGAATTTAATTCATTAAAAGTAAAAGTTGATGATAATACAGAAAAATACAACACAATAAGTAGAACAGTTGATGGAGTTACTGAAATTATAGGAAAAGAAGAAGTTTTAGAAGATGGAAGTATTATAAAAAATTTAAACACAGTAAAGAAAACGGCTACTGAATTAACTGCTAGAGTTGAAGAAATGACAATTGAATATGCAGATGATTTCAAAGAAATAAGAAATAAAGTATCAGATAAATTAGTGTCTCTATTGACTTCAATATCAACTATGCATAGTGATTTTAGTAGTTATTCAAATGATGGTAAATTAGAAGTAGAAGAAAAGACTCAATTGACAACGGATATATCTACAATTAATAGTTCATTGACTGATTTAACGACTAAAATCACAGAACTAATAACTTTATTAGGAGACAATAATCAAGACAATTACGTTGAAAGAGTTACTGTATCGTTAGAAAATGTAAAAACATCTGTTAATGCGTTAGTATCATTTGCAACAACATCTATATCAGATGATACAGTTTCATCAAGTGAAATAACTATTGTTACTCAAAGTGTGGGTGAGGCTAGTAAATATGTAAATATATTAAAAGCAGATTGTGATGAAATAATGCTATTAGGTTTAGGTGGAACTATTTATGATCAATTTGCTCAATTAAAATTACTAAATGATAGATTCCAAACAACTGTAAAAGAAATAAAATATTCAACCTCAAATAGTTTAAGTAGCGAAAGAAGTAAAGCATATGCACAAATAGACGATTTAATTTCAGTAACAGATGCGTTTTATAATCTAATTAATTCTTTATCTACGACAAGTAACTTAAGTACAGTAGAAATTAATGCAGTAAATTCGGCAACTGCTAAAATAACAACTGAATATACGGAATTAATGACACTAAGTAATGTCTATGAAACAAGCGCACTGTTATCAGATGTTGAAAAACAAAACTTTGTAAATAAAGGTACCGTGTTAACAGGTAAATATAATACATTAGTTTCATCTGTAAGTTCGATGTTAACAGATTCTTATATGAATTCATCTGAAAAAACCACAATATTAAATAATACTAAAATATTATTAGATTCAATCGGCGTATATAATAATGATTTATCGGAAGTAATACTTTTAATTGAAAACTATAAGTTTACTTCCAAAATAGAAGAAACTAAAAAGGAATTAAATGATAGTATTAATAATTTAAATAATAGCATGAATGGTTTGGTTGATTTCACAAATGGAACTTTTGTTGATAATTTCGTTGACCAGTTAGAATTAAAAAACTTAAAAAATGATTTAATAAAACTAAATAAAGAAAAAACCGAAATAGATACTATTTACTCATCAATTAAATCATTGTCTAGTGAATATACAAATTTTACTAATGCTTATAATAATTTAATAGCAGAATACAATTTAGTAGTTGCTATAATGAATAAATATACAACAACAGGTACTACACCTACAGAGGAAGATAAAAATAGCATTAATATAGGTTATAATAATATTTCTAAAAAATTAGAAACATTTATAAAAGAAGGATATGAAGTTAATAAACGTGGAGTAACTGAATTGAATTCTACTTCATTTAATACTTATACTAATTCAAAAGATGTATTAATATCTTCATTGAATGACTTATCAAATAATTGTTTAACTTTATTTCAAAATTATTATTTAACTACAAGTGAGCAAGATATGTTTAATACACTTTTTGAATTATCAAACTCAAGCATACAAGAGTATGTTTCAAAAATAAACGATTATATTAGAGAAATATTTGTTTCAGAGGTAATAAATCAAGATACATCTAACTATTATGTGGGCAACTATAATGAAATTAATGATCTTGCTTTTGATTGGAAGAATGTTTGTAATTTTCTAATTGAAAAAAATTTCATTGTTGGTGAAGAAGAAATTAATAATATTCAAAATGAAAAAAATAATATTGAATTAAAATTTGCTAAATTTAATGCTTTAAATATGACTTTATGTTCAAATATAACAAGTGATTTTATTAATGCTTATAACGTATTGTTGAAACTATTTAATAATTTACACGCATTGAATTCAGATACAGGGATTATATCTAGCGAGGTTGATAGTGAATTAGTTAGTGCTATGGGAACAACTGAAATAGTAAATAATTATACTAATTTTATAAGTACTCATGTTACAGGATTAGAAATTATACATAATAGTTATTTAAGTAAATATGCTGAAATTACAACTCTTGTAAATAATATAGTAACAAATACTGGGGGAGATATAGACTCTTACATAGTTGTATTAAGTGATTTATTAAGTATAATGCGTTCATATATAAACTCAATAGCAAGTTATATTTGCAATACAGATTTAACACTTGAACAATTAAATACATGGATAATTGATTTATATGCTTTACATACAGATGTTGAATCACAAACATATAATTCATTAACATATGTTAAGTCATTATATACTAATGTTATGTCTTCATTTTTATATATAACGACTTCTGATGTAAGTGTATTAACTAGCAATCTAACTGATGTAAACATAAATCCTATAATCTGGTTGGACTCAAAAGTTTTATCTTTAGAAAATATATCTGCATTAAATATTTCAAGTTTTAAAACTAATTATAATAATTTAAAAACAAATATAACAAATATTTATAATTTATTTGGTGACGACTTCCAAATAGAAGGAAGAAATATAATTCTAAACAGTAATTTTATAAATGATAATAAATATTGGTTAAATTGGAACTCTCCAGCTATAAGAGAATTTGTTACTATAAACAATAAAAAATGGTGTCATATAAAAGGAACTATGTATAAATACCAAGGAATACAACAGAATTGTTTTGCTAGTCATGGTATTACGATAGAACCAAACACAGAATATACTTTAACTTTTAAAGCTTATGGAGTTAGTTCTAGTGATATTTTATCGGCTGGTATACATTGGAGAGATTCTAAAAAAAATACCATAATTAATCAATCATGGAAGCCATTTACATTGTCTACTACCGAACAAGTATACTCATTTACTGCTACTACACCAGTTGGAGTAGATAGCTTTAATATAATGATAGGAGATAATGACGATACGAAAGTGAATGAATTTTATTTTACAGACCTTAAGTTAGAAAAAGGAAATAAAGCAACAGACTGGACTTCTGCTCCAGAAGATAATGGTATGTCTACAGGTGCTAATACAATAATAGTGAAATACAATCAATTACTAAGTGAAATAACTAATCTAATCAATACTGAAACAAATGAGGTTGTAAGAAATAAATATATATTAAGAAAACAAGAATATCAAACATGGCGTGATAATGCTATTACTGACAAAGATGATTTCAATGAATCAATTCAAAATTACATTACAATATTAGATGATTTTATCTCAATAATCGATTCCATATATATTGAGGGCACGTATCTGTCAGAGGGTTCTTATTTAAATCAAAACACAAGTAAAATCAAATTTTCAGAAAACATATCTTACATATCAAAAATTGTAGGAGATATGATAAATACAATAAGTAAGTATTTAGAATATAGTAATAGAAATTTATTAGAAATTGAAACTATAAGTTTTCAATCAGTAATTAACATATCAAAAATTACAATGGAAGATATATTCATTGATAGCTATTTGACTGATAGTGAAAAAATATTAATGACTCAAAGTTTACAAAAAGTTGAGACTGATAAAGTTACTGTAGAAAATTCATATCTGTCATTAATGTCAAACAAATATATTGTAGATGAAAATAAAAACAACCTAGTAAAAGCATACGAATTTTATTGTCAACAATATTTAAGTGTTGTTGATATCATAAATTCATTTTTAATTAAAACTACAATGATGGTATCAAGTGACAATGAGGCGTTAAGTCAAACAATGAGTGATTATAATGAGTCCATGAGTAGCCTTAATAATGCAAAAGATATAGCTATATCAGAGGCATATAGAAATGAGGCTGAAAAATATTCAGAGAAATCTATTGAGAGTAATATGGTACAGTTAAGTAATTCATTTAATTATACTTTTGATAATGTAGAAAAGAAAATTACATCAGAAAATGATAAATTAGTGGAAACACTTACTAAATTCCAAACTTATGTGAAAATAATACAAGGTGAAGATAATAAACCTCATGTGATATTAGGTAAAACGGGTAATACAGATGATGCACAATTTAAAATAGATATATCAAATGAAAAGATGTCATTTTTACAAAATGATGTTGAAGTGGCTTATGTTAAATATGATAAATTTAGAATTACAAATGGTGAAATACTAGACTCATTAAAAATAGGTTCTTTTGCATTTGAACCTGATTTTGATGGTGGAGTTACGTTCAAATATAAAGGAGGTGAGTAGAATGGCAAGTGATGTAATAAAAGGTGTGTTTGTCGGTAATGACAACAATTTAAGACCTGAGATTCATTGGTCTTATTCTCAAAACATAAGTAAAAACCAAACAACAATAACTTGTACTTTAAAGATTTATAAGAAAACAAGTTCTGGTTCAACTTGGAATTCTAGTACTCCTTGTAAGTTGATGATGAATGGTGAAACTCTTTATAGTGCAACTAAGTCTTTGAACTGTGACAATGTGAGTACTGGATCGTATTTAACAGTCGGATCTTTCACTAAAACAGTTACTCATAATAGTAATGGTCGATTTGTTTATAGCGGTACAACTGGTGCTATGCAACTTTATGGTTCAATCGACTTCAGTGATAACAATCCAGGTTGGGGATATGTTCCCAGTGCAGGAAATACAACGTCAATTAGTATCCCTGATATTCCTGTTAATTCAACGATAAATTCAATATCAAATAATGTATATATAAATGGGACTAATGCAGTGACAGCGAATATTTCATTAGGATTATCATCGTACACTTGTAAAGTTACATTTGCGTTAGGTAGTAATTCGTACACAATAACTAATTCATCAACATCATCTAAGAGTAGAAGTATTTCTTATACAGTTCCTAAATCTTGGTGTAACATGATATCAAAGTCAACAAGTGGTAAAATGACAGTTACTTGTAAAACATATAATGGAAGTACTTTGATTCATACAACAAGTAAAACAACGACAGTATTAGTGCCTACCGATATAGTTCCAACTATATCATCTTGGACTGTTGAACCAGGTAATAATTATTCAGTAATTAATAATGTTAAATATTGGTTGAAAGGTTTAAGTACAGTAAAAGTAACTGCACAAGGTCAAGGTAGTTATGGAAGTTCAATATCGAAAATTGTTGTGTCTATTCCTGGACAAAGTGATTTAAATATAAGTGGTAGTAGTGGTTTAGTAACATCATCGGCATTAACCGTGACAGGTTCAAATACAATAAAAGCAACTGTATATGATAGTAGAGGAAGAAGTAAAAGTTATTCAAAGTCTATAACTGTCACAGATTATGAAATGCCAACTTTGTTAAATGTCGCATTGCAAAAGGTATCTTTAAATACAGAAACAAATCAATACTATCCAAATGAAGATTCAAACATATTTAAAATTTCATTTACACCAAAAATTTATAAGATATTGAATGATTCGTGTACAGTTGAATTAAGTTGTGCAGATACTTTAATATCTTTTTCATCTTCAAGTTTTTCTTGCACAAATAATACTTTATCTACTCAATATGTCACTATAAACAATTATAATCCAAATAATAAATATGTACTAAAATTTGTATTAACAGATAATATCAACAACACTTATACTTTTGAATATAAACTAAATCCATCATCGATTATATTTTCATTTAACAAAAATGGTAAATCAATAGGGATAGGTATTAAGTCTAATTTTAAAGATGATACTATTGGGGTTGAGATGTGCAAAGATTTATTCCTTGGTGGAAATATGCAGACAGATGAAGAAAAAAATATATATTTTTATAATTCAAATTCGCCTACTGCTAAATATCCTCATAAGTCTAAAATATATGGTGGTAACAGTGAGTCAGAGGTTGCGTTAGGAGCATGGGATTACATAAATAATATTCCTATATTTAGATATTGGGATACGGAAAAAGCGTTTAAAATACCTTACGCATCTTTAGAAGTTGGAGGAAATGGTATATTCTTAAGCAATAATGCAACAGGATTGAGAAGTGTTGATACTATCGGAAATAGAATGACCTTAGCACATGTCGGTACTGATAATGTTTCTAGGTTTGGTTGGGGTTCTTATATGAATCAAAGTACGAGTGCTTATAACGCTGGGGTTCAATATTTAGGTGGTGATTTGGTAACATTAAGGTCAAAAAATAAGGTTGCGTTATGTTGTAATGATTCTAGCCCTGATACAGAAACAACTTCTACGATATTATATTATAAGGATAGTAATGAAAATTATGTATTTAGACATGCAGGTAAAGATGCTGTCAAGGGAGTATATAACGGAACACCCAGTTATATGTGGTATGTAGTGTATGCTACAGAGGGAGTAAAAACATCATCTGATAGAACTAAAAAAGAAAACATAAGATATTTTGATTATGGAACTAATCCAGATACAGTTAAAGAGACTGATTTTAGCCTCAATGATTTTTTATATTTCATAACTAACGATTATGAATTGACCACTTATAATTATATAGGTTCTGCAAAAGAGAGATTGTCTGGTGTTGCACAAGATATTATATATAATAATGATAGTTCAAATAACGCAGTTGGTCAATTAATTGTAGACTGTGAAGAGGCAGTTGAAAATAATGCTGGCTTATGTATGGATCAAACTCAACTTCTTAATGTAACAATAGGTGCATTTCAACAATTTGTGAGAGAAACAAAAACTAAAACACAAGAATTAGAAGCAAAAATTTCTGAACAAGATACAAGAATTAAAAATTTAGAAACTTTGGTGGTACAATTAACAAATACAGAGGTTTAACCTCTTTAATGTATAAAATTAATAAAATGGTGGTGATGTCGTTGAATGAGGAATTAAAAAATAAATTAGATGAACACGATAAAAAAATTGAAGAACATGGGAAAGAAATAAATAAATTAAAAGAAGATGTGCAAGAGGACAGAATTAAGCAAGTAGAAATATACACTAGATTAGATAATTTAGTGATAAGTGTTCAAAACTTAACAGATATTATGAAATGGCTACTTTTTGGTTTGATTGGAACATTAGGTAGTTTTTTTATTTGGGTAATACAAAATAAATTATTTTAGGAGGTATGTGAAATGGAAAAAAGAATAAAAAACGTGTATTTTTGGTTAGGGTTAGTTGGTATATTTTTTAGTGCAGCAGGTGTAGATTTTAATGCTTTGACTTCATGGAAATTATTATTAGATAGTATATTAAGTATCTTAAATAATCCTGTGGCTATAATGTCGGTTACCATGGCAATTGTAGGTGTGTTTGTAGACCCAACAACTCCTTCATTAAAAGATAAACAGTAGTATATAAAATTAATAAAATAGGAGATGGTAAATAATGAGAAAAAATTCAAAGTTTATAGAATTTGAAAACATTAAAGAATTTGAAAAATGGTTTAAAGAATTTAAAATTTCAAGAAATATAAATAGATTACAAGTACATCACATGGATTTACCTAATTATGATTGCTGGGAGCAAGATAAAAAAAGATGGGGTAAAGACGCTGCGTTAAATAGAACTGAATCTTTAGATAGTTATGGTAAGAAAGTTTGGAACTATGATGATAATCATAATCACTATATAGCACAACACATAAACATATTCCCTGATGGCCACATAACAACAGGTAGAAATTTAAATAGTACACCAATTGGAATCAAGGGTTGGAATACTTATGCTATAACTGTAGAAGTATATGGGGATTTTGATAGAGGCAAAGATGTAATGACTAAGGCTCAAGCACAATCAGTTATAGGTGCTTATGGAATTATGGTTAAAGAATTAGGATTATCTGTATCAGATAAATATATAAAACCACACTGTTGGTTTACTTCTGGTGGAACTTACTTAGGTGGTTATTATCCTTCTAAATCTGCTAAAAGTTGCCCTGGTGAACGTTTTATGGGAATTGGATGTACTCATAAAGCATTTGAAAAATATTTCTATCCTTGGATAAAAGGATATATAAAAAATGGTTCGTTCCCTGAAAAGCTTGGTGGAAAAGTTGAAGAAGTTGACAAGACTCCTGTTGTGCCTAAACCAAGTAAGCCAACTACATATCCAGGTAAATATATAGTTAGATATTTACAATCATGTATGAATAGAGATTATAAAGATTGTAAATTGGCTATAGACGGTTCATTTGGAAAACTAACTCAAGCACAAGTTAATAAACATTATTTAAATAAAGGAGATAAAGGTGAACATGTTATTTGGTTACAAAAAGCGTTAGTTAACAGAGGATTCGATTTAAATGTAGATGGGTCTTTTGGAAATGAAACTTTAAAACAATTGAAAGCATATCAAAAATCAAGAAAATTAACAGCAGATGGTTATTGCGGAATTGGAACACATAAAGCAATAATTAATGATTAATATAATTAATAAATTAAGCCTAGGATATTATTATCTCCTAGGCATTTTTTAGGAGATGATAAAATGGCTAAAAACACACACGTTTATAATAAATTTTTTACTGAAGAGAAATGGTTAAAAGTAAATAGATATAATAAAGACGCAATGGAAGATTTCTTATTAGAGTTGAAATCTGCGAAGAAGTCAAGTAAAACGATATATCAGTACAAATCGGATTTAAGAATATTTTTCATTTGGATATTAGAGACTTATGATAATTGTCCAATACATGAATTAAAGAAGAAACAATTGAGAAATTTCGTGTTAGAAATGTCTGATAAAGGAATGAGTAGCAATAGAGTTAATAGAATGAAATCCGTTGTATCGAGTTTTTATTCCTATCTCGAAGATGATGATGAATATTCTGAAGTTGAAATGAACTACATGAGTAAAGTAAAAAGTGTAGATAAAGAATTAGTAAGAGACATAGTATTTTTAGAAACAGAACAAGTTGATTATATAAGAAATAAATTACTTGAAGATGAAAAATATCAAATATGTTTATTATTTGATATCCTAACAGAAACAGGTATAAGACATAACGAGTGCCATCAGATAATGAAAGATTGGATAACTGATACAAATAAAACTACTGAAGAAGTTGTAGGTAAGAGAAAAAAGAAATTTAAAGTTTGTATACATAAGAGAACGAGAGAATCTTATGAATTATATATGAAACAAAGAGGCGAAGATGATATTCCGGAACTATGGTTAAATGCAAATGGTAAACCTGCTTCGTACGATGCTATTTATTATTGGATATTGCATTGTAGAAATATATTATCAGAAAAAGAGGGTAAAGAAATTCCTCTCAATGTTCATAGTTTAAGACATTATTTTATAGATGGAATGGTTAAAGGATATCATTTTTTATGTAAAGATATGAATAGAACTTTTACATTACAACAAGTGCAAGCGATGGTATCTCATTCAGATCCTTCAACTACAGCCTCATATTGTAAAAATAATGAAGATGATATTATAGATGATGCATTTGGGTGGTAATTTAAAGGATTAATTACTCAATGAAGAATTTACAAGACCTCTAAATCGGTTTTAGACGGTCGGAAATGTTACATTAATTAATAAATCATATAAATAAAGGTACATAAAAGTATCTTTTTATTATGTAAGAATGGAGATGATTTAATGGCAGAAACAGAAGTAAGAAGTATTAATGGAAGAGAAATATCAGATAATTATTCTAGGAATCAATTGTTGAATAAAATAGATAAAAGTAAATTGAATGACAATGGAACTGGCGTAGATGAATTATGGAGTGCGAATAAATTAAATGCGCAATTTAATACGAAAGTGTCATTTAAGATACCAACAGACACTAATAGTCCATGGTCATGGTTTGATCCTATATCTGATGTGGAAATTTATGGTGGAGCAATCAATAAAATTTCAATAAGAACAAATATATATTCAAGAGGAATTGAGATATATAATCAATCAGGTATAACAGATGGTTCTATTACTGATTTAGCAAAATCAAAAGAGAGTTTCGTAATTCATCATTACTCTGATAATAATGTCGCACAAATTGACAACGTTGGAAGAAGTAATGCAATACTAATTTTAAAAAATGCAAGAAACTCTGTTATGGCAAAACATAATGAAACTGGTCGTGGTGATTATTTAAGATGCGATAGAGATGACGAAGTTGAAGGAATTCAGAATTTGTTTAGAATAAAAGCTTTAAATTGGAAAGATGAAGGAATAACGTCTACTGATAGATGGAGT